TTCTTTAAACTCATCGCCTGCTTTGTATTTGCAAGTTCCAAGAACAACATCAAGAACACCATCTACACGCTGTATCGCATCAACGAGTTTGGTCTTGTTGAAAGTTCCACCATAGACAATGTCTGCAAGATAGTTCTCAATTGCATGTTCAACTACCTTCTCTGATGAGGCTATATCGACGCCCTGTCGGTTTATTTTCAATGGGTCTACAACTACCTTCACCGCAATAGATAATTCATCTGCCTTTCTTGTTCTCACATTAATTACAACACCTGCTATTTTAATAGCATTTATATAGTGTTTAAACGCCGTTAAAATCTCATCTGAAAGCGGTGTCGGTTTTCCATTTTGCTCTGTAGATACTAGCATTTCAATCGAGGCACCTCTATCTCTTACAGCTACATATTTTACACGTTGCTTTGAAGTGTCGACTTTCGCATATTCATATCCGAAAGTGCGAGGGTTTAGGACTAGAGCATCGCCATACTGAAAGGCTTTAGCTTTATCAAAATACCATGGAATACTTGCTACCACTGCTCTTGATATTTTCTGCTCGACGTCTTGCGTGAATTTCTCGAAAATACTTTCTAACACATAGTGGCACGCTGCAACTATATAAAAAAGCAAGTTTTCTAAACTCACTGCAGAAAAGCAATCAGCAAAACGAGTTTTGCCTGGTGAGAGATTGTAAGCTTCACGAATTGCTTCATCTTGCATGAATGCATCTGTCATTGTTCGCTTTATTTCAGAAATAGATCGTACCATTATTTAAATGATGAATTAAAGATTTTATTAAAGATTCCCTGTCTAGCTTTTGAACGTGAATCGTAAGCAGTTGCAGGTGATATTGAATGCACCTTGCAATACTTTTGCAACACCTTATTATATATATGCTGGTGAAGTTGTAGCTTTGTGCCAGGCGCTGGTGTTTCGCTTACGCTTTTACCATTGTCTAATGAAAGCTTTACAACTGCTTCCAGGCATCCATATTCTTGGATTGCTACGTCTGCTAGGGTTTGACCATTTTTCGCAAGAACTTCCATAAGTTTCTTGATTTGTAGACTACATAAGCTATTACTAATAGAGCTATAATTATTGCTATTATTCTAGCTAAATTCGCAAGCGTGAAGTCGTGTGTAACTGTTTCTTTCTTTTTTATTCCTATAATATTCTTCTGCTTTTGCGTTCGCTCTTGCCTAACGTTTTGTTCTATATTTTTAAGATCCGTTTTGCGTTGCCTGTCGTGAAATAAAAACCGCTCTTTCGACAGCAGTTTTCCTGCATCGTTATAGACTAATACCACCGAATCTCGAACGACTATTGAGTCGAGATAAGAGGTTAAATGTTTTACCACAAATGAATCACGCAGCACGACCGAATCTCGCACAACCGTTGTATGCGTTTCTGCTGCTACTAGCTTTTTGGTACTGCAACATCCTGTAGTTAAGAATAGAAGCAGTAAGTAGATTAGATGTCTCATGTTTTATAAGTTTTTATATTCGACTTTAGCATCAAAACAAGGACACGCCTTAATGCGCTCCCATGGGTCAACGATGCCGTTTTTATTAGTGTCTGGTGAAAAGTCCCGATGTCCCTGAATAATAGCATTTGGATACTTCTTCCTAAGTGCTTTTAAAAGCAATAAGAGTGACTTTTTTTGCTCTTCAGTTCTGTTATCTACAGGCTTTCCTTTGGTGTCAATGCCACCGATATAAGCAACGTTTATAAGATTTGAATTAAACCCTTTTACACCATTGCTCACTTCATCTTCTGAAAGCGTATTAAAGACCTTTCCGCTCACGTCAACGATATAATGATAGCCTGGTTTTGACCAGCCTTTTCTTTTAAACTCAAGTAAGAGTTCTTTACTGGTTGCGTGCTGACTGCTTGCTGTGCAGTGTACTGCTATGTATTTAATATTTCTCATGTTCTTGTTCTTCTTTCTTTATTTCTTTTTCAACAAACGTCTTGATGTCGCCATACTTCGAGTTAATGTAAGCTTTAATGCCGAACACTGAACCAGCGTAAACAAGGCATTGACCAACATACCACAATACAGAATCTTTCAAGTCGTAATTGTTGAAGAAAAAGCACAAAAACACAAGGCAAACGCCACTAGCAAGCATGCCTAATGCGCTGCCATATTGAATCCATTCTTTCGTATTTTTTTGCATAATTTTCTCCTTTCTTTCTTTCTTTTAATAACTTGCGTCAATTTCTATTCCTCCTGTAGTAATTCTCACCTTATCTACATTCTGATTATCAAGTTCTAACTGCTCTCTTATTCGACTTCTCCAGTACAGGATGTCGTTGTCTAAAAGCATATCTTCGATGCCTACACCAATTTCTGGTCGTTCCTTTAGCTCTCCTTGATGAAGCACCAAGATTAACGCTTGATTTTGCCTAAGCGTGTCGCCAAGATTTAAGCCTGAAAGTATTTTGCCTTCATCGTCAAACTTTAGCTGTACATCTATCTTGAAGTTATTTAGTTTTATAGCTCTCATCAATGTTTTATTTTTTCATCCTCATAATCTGCTCTTTGCAGTTGATTCGCTGTTGTTGTGGGCGGTGTTGTCGGTCCATTTGGTGCCGTATGCGTGTGCGAATTAAACACTTGAACTAGCTCATTAAGCTTTGAAGTTAAGGCTTCAATATTTATTAGACCGCCAAGTTTACCACCATTTATAGTGATACTTTCTGCTACATCTACTGCAACTACTACAAGATTTGTCATGTCGCCTGAAAGACTTGCAAGGATGACCGCTGAACCAATTGCAGGAGTGATTAGTATTTGCGTTTCCTCTTGCTTTTCTGAAGCACGAAGGCGAACGTCTGAAACAGTTAAACTGCCTATTTCAACAGTGCATGTAACACCGCTAACTTCTTTCACAATTCCTTGCAGAATCGTTACACGACCACCATGTGATGATGCCTGTTTAATTAGTGTTGCGAGTTCTTTGTATTGGTCCATATTAGCTTAATCTATATCCAAGTTCAACTTTGCGTTTTCCTCCACCTTCTGAAAATTCAGTAGTCACAGAACGCACGAAATAAGTACCATCTTTGTAAGTATAATCGCCATCGTGAATGCTTGCAGTATCACCAGGATTGCATTCAGGGATTAACCAAGTTGTGATGCTTCCGTCGTATCCATCGAAGGTGCGTCTTTTCACTTCTGCTTCACCTCTTGCTTTCATGCTTGCAGTGTCTGAGGCGTGGCACTTTACTTCGACTTTTTCACCACCAGTAGAACCTACTTCAATTTCTTTCACTTTACCATCAGGCATTATCGCTTTTACAACGACTTTTACCTTCTTATCTTCTGCTCGTTTAAAAGATAGTTCTGCTTCTTCAATGTTCACGGCAAAATCGTAAAAACGCTCTTTACCTACAACTTCGCCTGGCGGATGGATGTGTAAAACACCATCTTTTAAATAGATGTCTGCTCCACACTCTTCTTGCACCTTCTTTAAAACATCATAACCTGTAGCATCTCGAATGACGAACTTATCGTAAACCCATGTATAGCTACAATTCACTTTATAGTTTTTGCCTATACCTTTTACCACTTTTGAAAGCAAGTCACTAAGTGAAATCTTCTTGAGTTCTTCGTTTGGTAGGTCTTTTCTAAATTGAAACAAATCATCTTCGCAAAAGAGTTTAATGCTTCCACCATCTGTTGAAATTCTCTGTAAATAGCCTTTAAACTCTTCTTTTATGCCAACTTCTTTATAGCCTATACTTACGCTAACTTCATCTCCTCGTTTAATTTGCTCTTCTATCTCTAAAGCTTTATTAAGCCTAGCTGCAGGAAGAATTATCTCGCAAGTGTCTGCAAGTAACTCTACACTTTTATGGATGGTTATGCTATCGACCATTCCAAGATAGAATTCACCTATTTTTACTTCGAAGTCTAAAGTGTACATAATTACAGGTTATTTATTTCTCAATCCGTTATATTCGTCACGTCCTAAAAGCAGTTTGTAGTCATTGTCCGAAACTGCTTTAATGCTATAGTTTTGGTTTTCTGTTCCACTGGTAAATGGTAATTCCCATTCTTCAATGACGATGTGATTTATTCCGAAAATCTCTAGTAGTGGTGAGAGACATGATACAGATGCTGCTTCGCAATGCTTTCGCAATTTTGATACGTCTTGCTCGGGGTATTTTCCATCAGTTGAAATCAAAACACCTTCGATTGTAATTTCGTAATCGTCTTGCGCCCATCTTTCCTTTATGCTTCCACGAACACTACCTTTATTCACATTGCGCTTTTTGATGATGTTTTTGCCTGTGATACTGATCATAGGTTCGAAAGGAAGCAGCCATGACTTTGCGCCTGGTTCTTCTATTCGAAGTTCAAGGGGCATTGCCATTGGGATTCCAAGTGCGTTGGTGCGCACCATGTCCTCCAATTCTTCATCACTTAAAGCTTTAATGCTGTCGTAATCTTCGCTATCGACGTTCGCTATTCCAATCTCACGAAAAAGCCAATATGGCGGCACTTTACCTCCGATGATTCGAAGTGCAAGATTTTCAAGTACAAAGCGATGAGCCTTGTTATTCACATTTAGTGGTAAGCCTTTATCTAATATTTCTCTGTACTCCATACTAACCTCTATCTGTTGATGTTGCAATTGCGAGTGAACGATTAATACATTGTACAACTACTCTTTCAAGTTCTGCTGTGTCTGCTTTATCGGACATATGAACATGGATGGTGTCAAAGAACTTAGAAATATTCATGGTGATAGCTGTTGAACGCTTTCCACCTGTTGCTATTTCTTCAGCTGATTTACCATGTTTGCCTTTCTTCTTTTTGCCTTTACCTTTCTTGCCTTCACCGAAAACTACTTCGTTACTTGTTGTTTTTGCTGAACCTTTAGTTCCTGGCTCTGCTATCTCAGACTTGCTTTCAGCTTTCGCTTTGTCCTTTGCTCGCTCATTATTTAGGTTCTTGTTGAAATTAGCACCGATATTAGTTGCGGTATCATAAGTTGAAATGTATGCTTTCTTAAAAGCATTATAACCGCTTATTTGCTTAATACCATCAGTGAATGAATCCGCAGCACCTTTGAAGTCTCCTTTAAACAACTTATAAAGTGACGTCGCAACGCTACCTAAGCCTTTTACCAAGTCGGTAATTCTATCAATTAAGAAGTCTTTTAAGATATTTCCAAACTGCTTAATTGTGTCCCACATTGTGATCAAGAAGGCACGAAAGCCTGCAAATTTTACCCAGGCATATCCTATCGCTGCTACAAGTGCCACAACTGCTGTAATCACTATTCCTATTGGGTTTACCGTCATTGCTGCGTTCAACGCCCATTGGACTGTAGTCCAAATAACCGTTGCAGCCTGGCAAAGTTTTGAGACAACCAAATAAGCTGCTAACGCTGCATTATAAACTTTCCACATGGTGAAGATTGCGAGCACCACACCACCAAGTATCGCTAATTCCGTTTTGAACTTCATCACAAACTTTATGCATGCGCCAAACGCCCTGAATACCATCTGTAATCCATTTGTGATAGTTGGAATAATGGCAGTAATCTGATCAACCAATTCACCAATAGGGCTATTAATGCCTTTTGAAAGCTCTTCTGCACTAGTTACAACTGTATCTTGAAGTGTTGAAAGCTTTCCTTCCAGGGTTTGGCTTTTAGCTTCCATCATGCCGTGGAACTTTCCACCTTCACCTGTTGCATGTGCAATTGCTTGTGCTACATTCTCTGCAGTGATTTGCCCTTTAGACATCATGTCTTTGAGGTCTGCAACAGACTTACCTGTCATCTCTGAAAGTTCATGAACTGGGTTAAATCCAGCGTTGATAAACTGCTGTAAATCTTGACCCATCAAGTAACCTGTAGATGAAACCTGACCCATTACAAGTGAAAGAGAAGCGAATCTATCTTTATTACCACCTGAAATATCGCCTAACTGCTTCATCAGTGGCAAAACTTTCTCGGTTGAAATACCAAAGTTAAGCATCTGTTGCGCCCCCTCGACGAGTTCCATTTTTCCGAATGGAGAATGGTTTGCAAAGTCGCCTATTTCTTTAAGCATTTCGCCTGCTTTACTTTCATCTCCAACAAGAGTTTTAAACGCTACAGCGGTGCTTTCTGCCTGTGCACCTAAGCGTGAAACAGCACCGATACCAGCACCGATGAGCGTTGTTGGATTCATTAAGAAAGCCATTCCAGGAATGCTCATCAAGCCAGACTTGAAAGAACTAAAATTAAATGTATCTTTGAGTGCGTTTTTCGCCTCTAAAGACTTTAATTTTATGCTATCAAGCTGATCCTTGCAAAGGCGAGCAGTCGCAAAAACATTACCTGGCGTTGCAGTGATCTTTATTAAAAATTTTAAAGCATTATCCATTATTTTCTAGCTTTCTTATTTCACTTAGATTTTTTATTGTTTGCGCCCAAACTTCGTCGGGCATCTCGTTGGGTTCTATTGAAAGGTAATAGCGGAGAACGGTGTCCCAAAACAGGACGTCTACACCGTCTGAAGTATCGACTTCAGCATCTTCTAGAGCTTTTTTATTTCTGCTTCTTTCACCTCCAAGATGTCTTGCATCTTTTGAATTGCTGCTAAGAATAAAGAGTCATCCTCTTTAATTTCCTCATCGCCTGCAACCCATAAGGCATTCAGCATTACTTCGCTCATCTTGACTGGGTCTTTCACCGCTGAAGCATAAGATAAATCCTTACGAGTTGGACGATGCAAAATGCAACTCTTATCTTCTACTGTGATTTCGAAAAGCTCACCGTGTTTAGCTTTCCACTCTTTAACTTGCTCTTTAGTAAACTTCATCTTTTACGCTTGTTTTTTGTTTAAAAAAATGAATGGAATAGCCTTTTCAAGGTTCTTATCTCCTTGCTTCCATTCTGTATTATCTTCTGTGAACTCAACTCCAATAAGGATGTCGGTTGTCATGGCATCACCTTTCGAAGGATCACCATAAGCAACCACGATATCTAACGAGGTGTCCAAAATATCACCTTTAGCAGCTTCACGAAGTGCCAAATACTCACTTTGCACAAGGCTAATTTCACCGCTGTAATCGTAGTTTCCACGCTGTACAGAGTGAGGTTTATTACCTTTTGCGTGAAGCAGTTCCTTTTCACGCTTAATGTTGTATTTAATACCTCTTAAGCCAGTGATATTGCGTCCACCCATTACAACTGTAATGTCTGCCCATTCGTATTCTCTTGAATTAAACATATCTCTAAGTTTTATAGCAAGGTAGAATTTAATCTACCTTGCATTATTTTACTTTTTACCTTTTGACTTGCCACTCTCTTCTACCAAGAAACCTAGGTTCACGTCAATAAAGCGTGAATAGCCGTAAGGTCTAACTTTGATAGTCACATTAATCTTACTTGTAGCAAGAACATTCTGCGAAGCATCAATGAAAGCCTTACAACCTTCACCTGCTTCTGTTGCTGATAGTTCACCTGCTGCAGTCATTGCACGATTGATAGCGTTTTCAATCTCTTGTTGCCAAGCCATCACAACACCTTGGTGCAAAGTGCCATCTTCATTCACTGTGAGCTCATCTAGCATGAAGTTAAGAAGAGCGTTATAGGCAATTCGATAAGCCTTATCAATGGTTCTGCGTGCAGTCAAGTGCGAATAGTCGTCAGTTTGCTCGCAAGCCATCTGATCATCGACAAAGTAGTATCCGCTTTTGCCTACATACTTGCGAGGAGTGATGTAGCCAGCGTCGTACAAATCCGAAACAAGACCGAATGATTCTTCTACAGTGTTTTCACCAAGATACATCTCTAGAGGAAATAGCGAACCATCTTTAACACGTCCAACGTTGCGTTGAACAGGGATAATTGCTAGCTTTCCTGCAAGAGTTCCAATGGCAGCACCTTCAGAAGATTTAATGGTATCACCAATAAGAATTGCTACACGATTGTACTTTTCTTTGCGCAAAGATTTAGGCGTTGTACCTTTAAATCCACGACCCTCAAGAACTACGAAAAGAGGTGCAAAAAGACTCTCTGTTGCCCACTCTGCAAGTTGTTGCGCCTTTGGTAAAGCTGTAAAAACATCTTCATCAAGACCTTGCGTTGTGGCTGTTGCTTCTCGACCGTCACCAGCTACAAAAATGCCACGAAGAGCACCATTTTGAGAGGTGATAAGTTCTCTAATAACACCGCTCTCTTTGTCGCAAAGCTCGGTGAATGTTTTGGTTTTATCCACGCCAAATACAATCACCTTTGTACCTTCTGGAACTTCGTTGTAGAAGTCTTCAACATGCTTAAATAAGCGTGGGTTATTTTCAGCGGTAACACCTAACTTTTTCAAGTCACCTAGCGAATGAATGCTATATGAAGTGTCAAGTTTGAAAGTTTCTGCAACTGCTACAGCTGCGCAAACGAGGGCAAATAAGCCGTCGGGCGAATCCCCGACAATGCCTAATTGACCATTAAGGAGTTGAATTTTGATTCTAGGTAACATATTCGCTCCTCCTTTTATTTAGATGCTTCAGCTAACAGATAAATACCCTTCTTGTCGTATCTGCGGACAGAGCCACCTGTACGGAGCAAGAATGAATAGATATCACCATAGTAAAGTGGGTTGTTTTCAGAGTCAAACATCTTCACTTCACCAATAGCACGTGAAACTGAAAGCTTGTGCCATGCAAGTGCTGCAGCTAATTCTCCTGCTTCGCCTGCTTCATCCCAAGGGAGTAAGGTCTTGTCGTTTTTAACACGAAGAACCTTTGAACGCTTCATAATATTGAAGCCGTAAAGATTTCCAACAATACCTCGTTGAACATCTGTCGAATTTGCGAAAGCCCACTTATCTGTATCTGCTAAATCAGCTAGCAAATCAGCGTACATGTATGCATCTAAGAGCAAATAACGATCGCCTTCTGGAATGTTATCTGCATCAAATTTTGTCATCAAGTTAATAACATCTTCTTTGCAGATGCGCTTGCGCTTTCCAATCGATGTTGCAGAAGTGTGTGCATCTCTTTCTTTTGTTCCTGTTGTAAGGATTACCTGCTCCTTTGGAACTAACTTACCCCAACACTCAAGCAAGCTAACATGTGCTTCTTCTTGAAGTTGTGACTTGTCATTTTGCAAGACGCTGTTGCGCTTATCGTAAGACAACTCAACTGTGTCTATATTTGGAATATAGATAGGATCAGTTGTGAACTCGTCGATTACGTATTCCAAGTCGTGGTCTGTGCGTTGATTCACAGTTGCAGGTTTGGTTTGGCGATTCTTTTTCACACCTGAAGGAGCACCAGCATTAGGAATGTGCACCTTGTGATTTGAAACGTGAACTGAATCGTCTACTGATTTTTCAGCAAACGAGTTTGATGGATAGAAGTTTTCCACCAAAGACTGCTGCCAAATTTCTTTGTTTAATGCCATTGTAATTTTGTTTTAATTTAAACCAATAAATAAGTAAATAATAAGTAAATGTAGGTGAGATGTATTACAGAGGATTACTCCTTATAATCAATTCCAAACTTCTCTTTATACTTTGCCTTGAAAGTTTCAGGAGAAGCAGCACGAAGGGTTGCGAGCTCACCAGCTTGGTCGAGTTCGTCCCAACTCTTATTAGCGATATTTTCTGCACCCTTGTTCTCAGGAGCAAAGACAGAAGATGCCTTTACAAAAGGATTTGCTTTCATTGAATTAATCAATGCTTCTGTATTTTTTCTATCACTTTTCATGAGATTTGTAAAGCTTTCTTTTTGCTCGTTGGTAATTTTACCTTCTGCAATAGCTTTATCAATGAAAGAGGTAATTTCTTTCTGTTCCAACACAGCCAGCTTCTCTTTGTAAGTATTAACTGCATTCTCAAGTGCTTCAACTTTAGTTGCTGCATTCTCAAGCTCATTGATATGAGCTAAAATTGCGTTGTCGTCTGCGAAATTTGCAAATGATGCAACGCCCTTTAAGTGGTCTTTTAACGTCATTTCATTATTATTTAAAGGCTGTTCAAGCCTGTTATTAAAATAGTTGTATATTTCCTCGGTTGTAGATGCTTTTACATCTTCACCTTTCATATCGTAAATGCCATCTATTAGCTTCATTTCTAAAGCTTCTTGTGCGCTAATCCAGTGGTCCTTCTCATCAAAGTATTTAGCCACAATCTCTTCTTTGTTTTGTCCTAAACGTCCTGCAATCATTGATGCAAGATCATTCTGTAAACTTTCAACTAGGGTTGCAGTTTCTCGAAGTTCTGATGCTTTACCATAAGCACCAGCACTAACAGCGTGAAGCATCAATTTAGCGTAAGGTGACATATAAAGAGGCTTTCCACACAAAGCAATGATGCCTGCAATACTTGCTGCAACACCATCTATATACATTGTTATATTAGCCTTGCTGTTTCTAAGTGCGTTGAAGATTGCCATTCCTGAAAAGACATCGCCACCAGTGCTGTTGATGCGCACATCAATCTTGTTGTACATCTTCTCCAAAGCAAGTAACTCTGACACTACTCTCTCTGAATCTACTTGCTGGTTTGCGCCGACATTTCCATATAAAAGAATTGCGACTTCTCCATCGCCTGGGATGGTATTAAAAATGCTGCTATTTGTCATTTTCGTTTGTAAATTTTTTGCAAATATAAAGAGCACTTTTCGATAAAAAAAACGGCTTTTACATGGTTGCGGCACATTTGTATATCATTGCAAATCAAATAGATACAATAAATAAAGCGTTTTTATTTCAGTAAAAAATATATGAACTTTGCACACACATTATTAAAAGAATTACAATGGCAAAAGAGAACAGTTTAAATAAAAAAAGTATTGCCCAATCGCTATATCTTGATGGCAATTACACACAAGAAGAAATCGCAGAGAAAGTTGGAACGACAAGACAAACGATTGCAAGGTGGGCAGAAAAGGGAAAATGGCAGGAGATAAAGGCATCAAAGACAATCACACCAGAGCAAATCA